GTACTCTATAGTGCGAATGTTAGCACAAGAAGATATCAGAAGGTATGCAGAGATATATATGCTACCTATGGGAAGCGTACTACCCGAAATGTCATACCTCGCGCAGAAGAATAAGATAGATGATGCGAATAGAAGACAATCAGAGGCACTCCGTAAATTGTAAATTAAGAAAAGACCGCTGTGAACGATTTAACCACTATATACGAGTTGTTTGAGCAATTTGGAACTAATCATTCTATGGTTAGCGAATTTAAGCTGCTCAACTCATTAGACGATTTAGAGAACATACAAATCAATCATAGAGGATTGTTCATCGCATTAGAGGATGCTAATATCTCAAGAGATGGTGGCAACCCTATATACGATGTTAACTTCAATATAGTGATTGTAGACAAGGTAGCTGTAGACCAACCTTTGTCGCTTATAAACTCTAATCAAGAGAACTTATTCGTGATGGGTCAGTTACAAGACTACTTCATACAAAACCTTGATGGTGAGCAAAGCTTCCAAGAGGTTAGTATGAGAGGCTTCTCTTCAGAAGACTACAACATCACTGCCTCTGTAAGTAACGCAACATTCGTTGTAGGAAGAAATCCGTACTTGAGAGACATTGACATTTAATGGCTGTTAATGTAAATAGAATGAAGAACCGCGATGCCGCTAAACAACAGCAGCAGGGTGCTTTGCGTTTCTACATACAACAAGAGCTTAATAAATCACAGATAATAAGCAGATTAAAATCTAACTTAAAAGGTACTGCTATAGACGGGGAACCTTATATACACAAAGCAACTGGTAGGTTAGAGAAAAGTATTACCCCTAATAAAGACGGTCAGACAAATTGGGGCAAAAGAATAACATCAAAAATTAAAGTTGATGCTTATTTGGGTTTAGGTATTGGGATTGAGCAAGTTTCCGCAAGAATTGATATGGAAGCTTATGGAGATACTCTTGATAAAGGTGGTAAGCCAGACGTGGTTAATCAGAACGATATATACAGATGGGTATTAGCCAAGGCAAACAGATACCCTACAGGTCAGTGGTTCTATAGAGGAGGCAACATAAGTGGAGGCGAAATGACAACAAGCGCAGCTTGGAACATATCATACCACGTTACAAAAAAGATTAGTTCAGTTGGAGTTAGAGAAACGGGTTGGTTAGGCTTCCTTAAAGGGAAGAATGGACTTAACGGGGCCTTACAAAGAGCCTTCACCCGTTATTTAAATGATTACGATGATTACACCTATGGAACGGTAATCAATAAGTTAGATAAAATGTTAAGCAAGCTATAAAATGGCAGAACAAAGTAATAGAATACAGTTTCTACAAGATGCGCTACGCAAATTAGCAAAAGCTGTAAGAGAAGTATCTGGAGGTTTAATTGACCTTGATAAGACTATCTCTAAAATAACGGGTAGTACAAAGAAACTTGAGCAAGAAGTAGATAAGGCTTCGGCTAAAACTAAAAAGTACAAAGACAACTTAAAGGAGGCTAATAAAGAGCAAAAGAAGTTCGGTAAAAACACTGATGACAACAATAAGAAGTCAAAAGGGTTTGGAGCAACGATGCTCAAGAATATTAAAACCATTATATCTTTCTATAGTGGTTACTTACTCCTTAATGGAGCTTTAAGACTTGCACAGACTTTTACAGTAGGTGCTGTAAAGAGATTTGCAGAATTAGAGTCAGCTACTGCCAGAGTAGGTGCTGTTACCAATGCTACAGGAATTGAACTTGAATCTTTAAGAAAAAACACTCTTGATGTAGCAGGTGCTACGACATTTACGGCTGTAGAAATTGCAGGTCTTCAAACAGAACTTGGTAAACTTGGTTTTTCAGCAGCAGAAATACAACAGTCTACGCTTGCTATAGCTAACGCAGCACAAGCTTTGGGCGTAGGACTTGGCGATATTGCACAGAAAGTTGGTGTTACCATTCGTGCTTTTAATCTTGATGCTTCACAAGCAGCTTCTGTAGCGGATACACTCACCTCGGCAATTAACGGCTCTGCACTATCTTTTGAGTCTTTTGGGACTTCAATTGCCTATGTTGCTCCTATTGCGGGGCAGTTGGGTATTACATTCCAAGAAACGGCAGCAGCAATGGGTGTTCTTGCAGACAGTGGTTTCCAAGCATCTCGTATTGGTACAGGTCTTCGTAAGATTTTGCTTGAGGTAGGAGAATCTGGAGAGAGTTTAAAGGAAACTTTAACATCTTTAAAAGGAGAGCAATTATCATTAAATGAGATTACAGAGGTATTTGGCAAGACAGCGGTAGCACAAGCTACTGTGCTTATTAATAACATTGACAAGCTTGAGGAATATTCTGGTAAATTTGGTGAATTAGGTGCTGCTACGCAAGCTTCAGCAAAACAAATAGACACGCTTTCGGGTAAATTTAAATTATTAAATTCTGCTTTTGATGCTTTCTTAATTAAACTCGCTGACACTTCCACTATTGGTGGTACTGTTTTTAACAACTTCTTTAAAATAGTATTACCAGAAGCTGTTGAAAATCAATTGGCTGCTTACAAGCAACTAAAAGATAACGACTTCTTTGAATTAATATCTGAAAGTTCGGAAACAGCCGCTAAAGAAGTTGTTAAAAACGGAAAGAATATCTATAAAGAAGCTGAAAAGATAACAAGACAAACACTTATTGACAGAGGTAAGATATCTTATTCCGATGAGCAGATACTAAAGAATGGATATGCTATATCAGGTATGACCGAACAAGGTCAACAAGCATATAGAGGTCTTATTGAGGAAACTGCAAAACTTATAAGAACAAAAAAAGATGATTTACTTGCTTCCGCGGGTCAAGAACGAGCAATTCTAAAAGTTACAGAAGCTGGACAAGAACTTTTAAAAAGCAAAAAAAATGAGATAATAAATCAAAAACAAGCTTTAGAAGCCAACAGACTTGCCAATGAAGAATACGCAAACCTTCAAACGCAAATAGATGCTTCAAAAGACAGCCTTGATAAACTCACCAAAGGTTCTGATGAATACAAAAAAACTGTTGCTGAAATAGGTAAGTTGGAAACACTTCAGCAGCAAATTGCAGATTTTCAGTTTGATGATGCTGATATAAAGGCTATTGTAACTAACCTGTATAAAGCGATGGCCTCACTTTCCACTACTGGCGAAGCAAAAGGCTACATAAAAGAATTTGCTAAAAAGCTAACCAAAGATGTTGCCGATATATTAGAGGATTCTGATGAAGCGTTGCAATTGGCACCCGTATTTCCACCAGAGTCTATAGAAGAGGCAAGGACGTTCTTTCAAAAACTTGGTGATGAAGCAGCTTATTCTCTTCTTCAACTTGGAGAGCAACTTGCTCAAGAAGGCGCGGATATGGCTAATGATATATATCAAAATATAGCCGATGAGCGTTTGCAGCAACTTCAAAATGAATTAGATGCAGAAATTGATTTAATAAAAAACAGATACGAGACAGAAGGAGATATATTAAAATCTCAACTTGATAATCAATTAATTACAGAGTCTCAATTTAGACAGAAGCAAAAAGAGTTAAGACAAGCTCAAGTAGCTGAAGAGAACAGTGTAGAAAGACAAAGTTTTAACGCAGAGAAAAAGCAAGACTTAAATAACGCTAAAGCTGATTATCTTGCTGCTCTTGCACAAGCTTTCATAAATGAGGTTCTTGCAGGAGTGCCATTCCCAGCAAGTGCTATTAACGCATTAATAACATCTGGAGCTTCGGCAATATCTTATGCAGGACAAGTTGCAGCTATTAATCAGCGTCAGTTTGTTCCTAAAAAGTTTGCTGAAGGGGGTATGGTAAATGGACCTTCTCACTCTGAAGGCGGTGTACCATTCTCTGTACAGGGTAAAGGTGGATATGAAATGGAAGGTGGAGAGTTTATAGTAAATAAAAAAGCCTCTCATATGCACCGAGACTTACTTGAGCGTATAAATAATTCTTACAAGGTAAGACCATTACAGGGCCAACATAAGTTCGCAACAGGTGGACTCGTGTCAATCCAAAGCAATGAAAGTGTAGATTACCTAAAGGCTATTGCAGAGGCTACTACCTCAACAGCTATAGGCGTAAGTAAGCCTGTAAGAGCTTATGTTGCAGACAAAGACTTGCGTGGTAACGCTACAGAACGTAGAATTAGAGATAGAAACGACAGAATATAATGGCTGATTTAGTATTTAGAAAATTCACACAAGGAACTGACCCACAGTATAACGGAATAGCGTTTCTGAAGTCTGCTGATAATGTTGTCAGAGCGACAGCGGGTGCTATTGGTACTGTCGGAAATAGAGACGTTGTAAAGATAGTTTACACCGATGTTTATGAAAAGGCAATCTACGGTGTATGTACGGATTTCAATACAGGTGAAATAACATTTGATAAAGACATATACCCTGTGGATTTGACCAACTTTTCGGGGACTGTATTTAAATACAACAATACAGATGTATACGAAACAAGCGTATATAGAATAGGTGTGGATGTAGAGAACGGATTGTATTCAAAGGCTTATAATCAATACACATCAAATATATCCTACTCTCTAATTATACCTACTAAAAGAGATACATACTTTGGCGGAGCATCACCTGTAATAACATCTTCCGATGTTGCCTTTGCAGACCTATGTGACAGCAAGGCGTATGGTGTAGGATTGTCGGACATATCGTTAGATACACTAAACAACAAGTTTAAGTCTTCATTAGAATTTAATATCGCAACTCGTTAATATGGAGTTTAAGTTAGAGATTAGCAGGACCAACTTGGCCAATAGCTATTATGATGTTGAACTGTTTCCAGAGCAACAATTGGAATATGATTTAGATTTCTACGACAGCGTAGAGATTGATAAGGTTAAGCTACCTTTCTACACTAAACTTCGTATACCGCTAACAACTAACAACAAGGCATCTAATAGGTTTGACTTTGAACCTATAACATCTCCTGCATTAGACTTTCCAAAGGATGACTTCTACTTTAAGATTACGGTATACGGAAGCAGCTCAACAGAGATAGCGGGTATACTTAATGTTGTTTCTTTTGAATACAATTCAGCACAATCTTATATAGAGGTAGAACTAAAAGACTACTTGTCAAAGTATCTTGCTCAAGTTAAGGACACCAAACTTGGTGAGCTATATACGGACAACTATTACACAACACGACATACTTTTCAAGATTTTAAAAAGCTTGTTGCTTTCGGTGGTGAGGCAGGAACAAGAGGAGTAAACCCAGACTATACTCGTCCTATCTCGTTCCCATACATTGACTTTTGTAATGATGTAGATGGTAAGTTCGGATATGGCGCAAGGCAGTTCCTTGAGTACGGAACAGGTATTGATAGAACAGGTATTATGCCTGTGTTTTCTGTAAAGGGATTTTTACAATATTTAACAGCATACATAAGCTCTGCTGCCTTCCCACTTCGGGTAGACTCAAAGTTATTTGAGTTAGGAGCCTATGCTTCTACACCAGCGTTTGCTGATTTCCAAGCGGAGAAGTTGCATATGGTTATACCATCACAGCTTCTTGCAAAAGAGGATGTAAACAGAAGAAACTTCTTTGTTAGACAAGCACCTGCTTGGTCGGGTACAAATCAGTCTTTAAACTCCTGTGAAGACCTTAATGGAAACAAAAAACAGATACACACCCAGTGGTTTGGCAATATGGAAACTGCGGGTAATTACGGGACTGATGCTGAAGGCAATCCATTATATGACACTCAAGACTGGGGAGCTGAAAAAAGAATGGGTTTCTACCCTGCTGATTTAGATGACCAAGGAGATTATTTCTTTGATGGTATACGAGGCTTCTTTTGTCCTAAAGTATCTTTTAATGCGGATATAAGGCTTAACTCTGGTGCAACATCTTTGACTATAGAAAGACCAAAATTAGAGATACCTATAGCTGGTGAAGACGGTCTCGTTGAAGGCATTACAATAAATTCACCTTCTGATATGAGATTCAAAGTATACATAGGTGTATACGAGGATGGTTTTATGTCAAAGAAAATAGCTTTGCAGGACTCACAAGGCGATGAACTGATTTTGGATATGAGTAATGTTATGTCTGTTCAGCAAGGTAATTCAAACAAAAACAGTAATCAAGCACCTTTTGACTATTTTGAATGTGACGATAGTACAACAGGCGGCACAGGCGCAATACTTCCTCACGGTACTATTTTTAATGACACTTTGTTATTTGAGGACTTTACGGCATATATGCCTCAAGACCAAGAAATGTTTATTAATGGCGGAAGCAGGTACGGTGTAAACTATTTTATTGAGCCTTTTGACGGTAGTCTTGAAATTAATTATGCGACAAATTATAGCGGTAACAATCCCGCTGAAGCAGATGCGTTCAACTTGGCTTTATTCAGCGTAGGTCAATTAAGAAAACTTGTAACAAGAATAGACAATTATGGTGAGCTTAATATAAAGTTCAATTCTAATGCTGATACTCTTTTGTATGAGCTTACAGATGAGTTTGTAATTAGTGACTCTATAAACCAAACTTGTCCTTTAAATGTATCGGAAATACTTACAGCACTTCTAAAAAGATTTGACTGTGGTTTGTTCTATGAGTTTGATGACTCTGACCCCGACCCTGCGCTACACACTCACGTCCTTCGCATAGACCCCCTATCAATTGTAAGAACGGGTAGCCAAAACATAAATAGTCTAATAGACGATTTAAAGTCTATAAAGATTAGTAATGGAGGAGATAAGGTCAAATTACTTGAGATAAACAACAAAGATTATAATTTATACTTTGACGATTTAAATAACGATGGTGTAACTATTGGTTCTACTCTACAGGAGATTAATCCAGAAGGTATCGTAGAGATTAAGTTTGACCTCAATTCTTCTATATACTATCGTTCTGTTTGTGGTCCAGATGCCTCTGATATGGATAGTAACCAAAACTTTCAGAACGGAGCGTTTAGCGAAAAAGAACTTGGATTTACTCCTAATATATTCACAAAGAATAAAGATGTAGGTTTAAGATTTGCGTATTTAGACAAGCCTTTATTTGCAAGTAATCTAAAAAAGCCTTTTATAAAACTAAAAGGAAATGACCAAAGCGGTCAGATGATTACAGAAACAGAGCGTATATACATAGACGTTTCTACACAACACACATTTAACGGAAGATTGTTCCCTTATAACACAGCAGGGTGGAGCCTTATGTTTGAAGATGAAAACGGGGATACAACGGATACCTACGATGACATCTTTGCTACGTCTGAAAAGATTATACAGAGTGAGAACCCTCGCATAGAGTTTGATATGGTTGTGCCTACCTCTAACCTCGCTTCATTAGACTTCTTCTTACAGACCTTAACGGCTACAAGAATAACCTCTGGTGGAATACTCGTTAAGAGCGCAAGCGGTGAAGTGTACGATGATTTTGCTTACATTACTATAGAAGGGATATTACAATAATTGTAAATTAATTTGATGGCTTATACTGCGCCACCACTTTAAAAAGTTTATGGCTACATACAACGACTACCCACAATCTGCTACTAACAACGCCAAGAAAGTTCTTGAGTGGAAGAAGAAGTACGGAAAAGAAGTTAAGGGAATGACCTCTGTGGGCTGGACTCGTGCAAACCAATTAGCATCAAAAAGAAAACTATCGTATGAAACTATTGCGAGAATGGCTGCTTTTAATCGCCATAGAAAGAATGCTGCGATTGACCCTAAATATAAGAACACGCCTTGGAAAGATAGAGGCTATGTGGCTTGGCTTGGTTGGGGAGGAACAAGCGGTGTTAACTGGGCAATTAGAAAAGCTGAAAGCATACGAAACGGAACAGTTAAGGCAAGTGTTGATGTGGCTGACGTCCCGTGGGGTGACCGTAAAGTCAAGGATGATTATGCTACACAAGGAAAGGATGGAAGCATTAAGAAATCTCCCAAAGCACCTAAAAGCGATACTCCTAACAAGAATCCTAAAGGTGTTGGAAAAGGTGGAAAGCTATCTGAAAAAGTTCTTAAGTCTATAAAGAATAAGGTAGACGCTTACAACGAGAAGTACCCCGATAAGAAAGTGGGTATGGGAGCTGCAAAGCGTGTTGTACTTCGTGGTATGGGTGCATTCAATACAGGACACTCACCAAAGGTTACAAGTGCTACACAATGGGGACTTGCCCGACTAAACGCATTTATGTACTTGGTAAAGAACGGAAGACCGTCTAATCCAAAGTATGTACAAGATAACGACCTGCTACCAAAGTGGCATAAAAAAGCAAAGAAGAATGGATAACTTACCATTATTTGATATATCATTAGAAGACATCGCTCAAGGGATGTACAAGATTTCTCTTGTAGATAAGCCCGCTATTGAGGAAGACTTCATCCACTTCAACGAAGTAGAGAAGGTACAGATGTTTGCTGATGAAAAGAAGAAAGAGGTTGTAGGACCTATTATGATTCCTAACAAGGAAATCCTACGATTCTCACCCGAAATGGGATACTACTATGTACGCTTCACTGCGGAGACAATCCAAGAGATTATGTACAAGTATTCTAAAGAAGGGTTATTTAACGCATTTGGCATTAACCATCAGAACGATACTGACGATGTAGTGATGCTTGAAGTTTGGACTAAAGAGAGTGATAACGATAAGTCTGTGGACTATGGTTATAAACTACCAAACGGAACCGTATTCGTGAAGGCAAAGATTGAGTCTGACGAATTATTTACTGCAATTGAAAATGGAGAGATAAATGGTTTCTCTATTGAGATTAAGGCAGATATTAAACCAACAATTAATAACGAAGAACAAATGAACGAATTTAGTTTTGGCAAAGAACTTGGTAAGTTGGAGGCTCAATTTGAGACGATGACTAACAAGTACGAAGCAAGAATTGAAGCTTTGGAGAACGAGAACAACTCGCTCCTTGAAGCTGTGACATCTTTTGAAGATAAGTTCGCTGGTGTTTCTGATTTAAAGGAAGCCATTGAAATGATTCAAAAGCACATCGCATCTATGGGTGAGTCTCAAGAAGAGAACTCTGCTGTAGAAGAAGATGAGGAAGAATTGGCTCATACTCCCGAACACAAAGAGGAGGAAGAGAAAGAAGAAATGAAGGATGACAAGTACGAAGCTACTGAAGAAGTTGCCGAGGAAGTCTCTGAAGAATTTACTGCTGAAGAAGAAGCTAACGAGTTGGAAGTTGAGGAGCAATTTGCTGCTGAACAAAAGGCTGAAGAAGTTCAAGAGACAGTAGAAGACAAGACAGTAGTTTTTAATGGTATCACTTCTGAAAAAGTGGATATGATTAACAACTTCTTTAACCGCAAGTAATTATTGTAAATTAATTAAACGAATCCTCTTAAATTAAAATAAAATGAGTATAGTAATATCAAACTTGCCATACGGTGACAGACGTCCAGACCTCTTCATTGATACTATGGTAAAATCGGCAGCGGTATTAAACCGTTTCCGTCTTGTAGATGGTGTTAAAGCTAAAGTAAACGTACCAATCTTTGACGCTACATTATCTTTCGGTTCAGACCTTTGTGTGTTTGACGGCAACTCTGCTGCTACAATCGGAGAAAAAGAAATGACTGTAACTACTTACAAGTGGTCTTTCTTAAACTGTAAAAACGCTCTTGAGTCTTCTTACCGTGGTCTTCTTTTGAAGAAAGGTCAGAACAACCCAGAGACTATGGACGCAGAGTTCAAGGATTGGGTATTTGACTACTTCGCAAAATTGTCTGCTGAAAAAGCATTGACTGTTGCAGGTACTGCATTGACTACTGAAATGGCTGCTGATGCTTCTGTATTAGACTTTGACACTGATGCTGTATTAACTTCTGCTAACATCCTTGACAAATTAGAAGGTGCTTACGAAACAATGAGTGACGTAATGTTAGCTGCTGTTTACGGAGACGCTGACCGTGATTTCAAACCTGCTATCTTCTTGGGAACTGCTGCTATGCAACACTACCAAATCGCTATCGCTGGTCTTTACACTACTACTCCACAAGGTGTTGTAGAAGGTGGTGTACCGAACTACTACGGTATGGAAGTTATTCACTTCCCATCTATGCCTGCTAACGAATTTATGATTGCTGCTGCACAGAACATCGTAATGTTGACTGATGAGTACAATGACGTTCGCGCAATTGATATGAAGTACGAAGCTGAATTGTCTTCTGATAAAATCTGGGGACAGTTCAAGTTAGGTTTCTCTTACTTGAAAGGTGAAGAGATTGTCTACGCGAAAAACTTCGCATAATTAATTAAATAATAACGGAAGGCCTTCGGGCCTTCCTTTAATACCCTATAAAAAATGGCTTGTACTGTAACTCTTGCTGATATTGATTACGGATGTGATGATTTAGGTATTGGTGGTATTGTAGAACTTCACGTGGCTTCACGTGCTGCTGCTCTTACTGCTATCACTACCAAAGATGATTCTACTCGTGTAATATCTGCTGTTAGTGGTGCTGCTTCTGATGTAGTTCAATTCTCTTTCAACTTGAAAGATGGATTCTCTGTATTCTCTGAAGTTAAGACCGCTAACGCTGACGGAACTTTCTCTACTGTTCCAACTATCTCCGCAGAATTTCCAAAGATGGATGCTACTCGTATCACTGCTTTAGACCAAATGTCTAATGGCGCACCAGAATTAGTAGCTTTCGTTAAGACTGCTGCTGGAACTCACCACGTATGTGGTTTAGATTTCGGTCTATATGTTTCTACCATTGATGGTAACTCTGGAACTGGTCGTTCTGAAAAGAACCGTTTCCAATTAACTCTAACAGGTGAGGAAGCTGGATTGTCTTATTCAATTACTGATTCATTATTTGGTGACATCACTGCATAATAGCAAATCTTGTAAATTAACACAAGGGGGAGTGGAGCAATCCTCTCCCCTTTTTATTTAAAAATATATGGCTTTCAATTGTAGCATCTTATTAAGCGATATTGATATCAATTGTAACAAAAGAGTTACAGGGGGTATCAAGAAAGCTGTCCTATTATTACAAAAAGACTTGACTATTACCTTTAACCCTCTTGATGAGACACAGGTAACACAAGTAGACACACTAAACGCTGTATCCTTTGAGCATAACCCAAAGGACGGAACTACAACTTTTACAGAGAACAAGAACACCTCTAATGGATTAGGTGTTGTTGCTACTGATATTACTATCCAAACTCCTGCTGTAGATAATAAGGTAAATCAAATAGACCTTATGAGCCGCAGAGAGGACATCTGCTGCGTTCTCTTACACAACAACGACACTGTGACTATCAGTGGATGGATGGATGGCTTAACGATGAACTATGAGGCTAACAGCGGTACAGGTACTGGTGAGAAGTCTTACGTCAACATAACACTAAATACCGAAAGTGGTATTGCTTCTTTGGCAATCAATGACAAATCGGTATTCAGCGACCAAACCATTTTTGATTAATGGGTTATTTACTGAATAACGGAACGGGATATATGAAGGATGCTGTGCAGGTTAATGTGCAGCCTAAATACCTATATGTAAGAGGTGGATACTCTGGTAGTTCTGTTTATTCTGGATATGAAGGCTTTGGGACAAGGGTTCTTGCGGATGGTGCTACCATAGAGTCTTATGATTGTGTCGCAAATGAAATAAACAATTCTCCTATAGCTAATGTAGGCCGTCAGTTATTTGACGCTTACGCTGCTCGTGTAGTATTAGCAGGTGGAGATACAGAAGCGAGAGATTGTACTATAACAGAATTATATAATTTAAAACAATAATAAAAATGTCATACGAAACTATTGTAAAGGAAGGAAACTTCTATCAGTCTGCAACAGGTGACTACGGGTTTAGAGTTGTAGCGGCTGGTGCTTCTACAAGTGAGTCTTGCCGCTCTATCCAAGCATTGGAAGATAGCGTGATAACGACTACCACACAGGTAGGTGATGCACTTACGTCAGTAACTCTTACAGAAGGCACAATCGTCTTTGGTAAGTTTGATAGTGTTGCTGTTGCTTCGGGTAAGGTAATTGCTTACAAGGCCTCCTAAATGATTTTAATAAACAGCATATCTCTTATAGCAAGAAGGGCTGCTGGTAAGCTACTTGCTTCTGTCAAGGATTTTATCGTTAGGGTAGAATCTGATGGAGGTGTTGTGGAGTCACCAAAGTGTGTGAACAAGGCTATTAAAGCTATGCCACAAGCTGACGCAGGTAGATTACTGTTTGAACCCTATGCTATTAGGGTAACGGCAGATGGCGGGTCTACGGAGGCCCGCAATTGTACTATTAACGCAATAAATGCACTTTTATAATTATGGCAACTTTATTTGATTCGGCAAGCCTCGCCCTAATCCCATCGGGAGTAAAAGACGGCAAATTATACAGCATCAAGCCTACGGACGGCTCTGGTGATTTCACCTTTAGTAGAGGTACGGACACGGCAACGAGGGTGAATAGTGATGGATTGATTGAGAAGGAGAGAAGCAACCAAATCTTGCAGTCAAATTCGTTTGATACTACTTGGACAACAAGCAGCACAAGTGTAACAGGCGGTCAAAGCGGTTACGATGGCTCAAGCGATGCTTGGCTTTTATCAAAATCGGCAGCAAACGGACACATCCGCCAAAATATAACTACAAGTGGTGTAAAAACATTTAGTATATACGCTAAAGCAAATACCAGTAATTGGATTCGTTTAAGATTTGATAACTCGGCAGGAGACGAAAATGCTTGGATAAACATTAGCAATGGTTCAATAGGTTCTGACACTGGCATTGCAACTTATACAACAGACATCGGGAGTGGTTGGTATCGTTTAGCTATTCAATCAGACTCAACAAATTTAACTAATTTCCGTATTTATCCAGCTGAAGGAGATAATGATTCAAGCGCAACAAGCGGTTCTATCTACATCCAAGATGCACAATTGGAATATGGTTTAGTAGCCACCGACTATATAGAAACGACAACTGCGGCAGTATACAAAGGCATCACGGACAACCTACCGAGACTGGATTACAGCGGTGGAGCATCGTGTCCGAGTCTCTTGATTGAACCGAGTAGGACGAATGGAATAGCACAATCAGAATATTTTGAATCTTGGACACAAGATGGCATTACGACATCATCAAATACTACTGATACATTAAGCCCCGAAGGATTATACAACGCCTCAAAAATAACTGCGGTATCTGGAAATCAAAGAATCTATGTAGGTTCAACACATTCTGCGGGTGTTATTACTGGAAGTTTTTATGTTAAGGCTGGGACTACTGATGTAATAACTTTTAACGCATCAAGTTTCCTAATAACCTATAATCTAACCACTTTAGCCGTAACGGAAACAATAGGGACTGGAACAATCACGCCCGTAGGGAATGGATGGTATAGAGTTACTGCAACTTCAGCAGTTTCAGCGTCAGCGAATAGAACGCCTGAAATTATAATTAATACGGCCTCTGCGGGTGAATATTGTTATATATATGGGGCGATGATTGGAGTAGCAAATTATGAAACATCCTACATCCCCACCTACGAAACGAGTGCGAGTAGGGCTGCGGATTTTAGTAGCAACAATGACCTTGTTGATACTCCGATAGCAATCGGTGCAAATGACGATTTTACGTTTTATTACGAAGGTTCTTTTGATAAGGATGGAGCTAATGGTATGATAATGGGTGGTGGTGTCGCTGGTGCTGCTGCCGACTCTCAAAGTTATTGGTGGGTTAGAAGTTCAGAACTTTTGTTGGCTGGAAATGGACAAGTTACAATGGCATCCGCATCATTTGCCGCAGTGAAGAATACTAATTATAAGATATTGGTAAAAAGAAATGGTAGTCTTATAGACACTTTTGTAAACGGAACAAAACTATCAACTACTCAAAGTGCTACAAATACCGCATTTACTTTCCGTTCATTGGGTTGGTCTTACAGCAACTCCGTTTATAAAGTAAGTGGCAACATAAAACAGGCTATGATATTCTTAACTGGATTAACTGACCAAGAGGCGATTGACCTAACAACTATATAATATGGAAACATTCAGAAAATATGTATATGCCTCACAAGAGGCGTGGGAAACACAAAAAGCCCTAATCGTTCAAACCGATGAAGAAGGAAACGAATCGTACACCAATGAGGTAGTGATGGTCGTAGAACTTGGACACGTTGTAGAAACTCCAGCCGTACTTGATGAGGATGGCGAGGTAGTAACCGAAGCCGTACTATCTACGGACTACTGCGTGGATATCCTATGGCGTAACGAAGCACACGCTGACTTTGTGCCGACTTGGGTTGTGCCAGTAGGCATACATACTTTCGGAAGCAAACACGCAGCAGAGTATGCAAAGGCGTATTGTGAGGCGAACCCCGAAGCGGAGTATTGCAACCCACCTGCGCCAGAGGATTTAATTTAATCCAAATAATTTAATGAAAAGACTGAAGACAGGAGTAGTGAATACTCTATCTTTCGTCAAGCTATCATCTTTCACGGTGAACAGTTTTGACGTTACATTGGATAAGGTGGTAGGTACTGGTAGTCTAACGATTACCAACCTTACTGACCTTAACAACCTTGACTCCTGTAAGGATTTCATTCAGATTAACATAGACCTTTTGTCTAATGACCTTGAGGGTGGAGAGTATGAGCTTACCATAACTAACAGTGGTGAAAGCTACAAGTATCTTACAGAGGTACAAGATTACACAGTTACTCAAACAGGTACAGGTATTTATGGCTCTACCGTGAGGTTTACTGACCTATAAATTGTAAATTAATACAATGGGACTACTATCTAATATATCAGAATTCTTTGCATCTAACACTTATGTGCAAGCTACAGAGCATTCTATTGCAACAAACGAGTTAGAGAACTCTATTGAAGACCTTAATGGTCGTTACAGATTAGGACATACTTTAGTAGGTGACTACATTAAGTTCGGTGTGAACGATGACTTCCCCGTTATCCTTGAGAAGATGTTACGCCAATCACCTGTTCATAGTGGTATCTTAACCAAGAAAGCAAAGATGGTAGTTGGTAACGACATTGACTACTCTGATGACTTTGCTAAAAGCAACAAGGCTAAAGCAGAACTCAAGGCTTTTGTAAACCACTGTGGTGGAAACAACAAAGGTCTATACGAAGTATTAACCCACGCATCATTCCAATACGAGCATAAGGGTGCATTAGCATTTTATGTGCGTTGGAACAAGGGTCGTACAAAGATACTTGAGTTTAAGTCTTTAGACCCTAAAGGAGTGCGTGTAGCAGAGCCAAATGAGAAAGGTGAGGTAACACACTACATCGTTCGTAGAAGCTTCGGCTATGGCTCTAATTCTGTACAGCACAATGAGCCTCGTAAGATTAAGGCATTTAATAAGTTTGATAAGAGCGGTACTGAAGCGGTACTTTATGTAGGTAACCCATATAGTGGCAACCCATATTATGGTGTACCCAGCTACATCTCTGCATTCCACTACATTGAATCTGACTTCAGCTTTGGTAAGCACATTAAGAACTCTGCCGAGAACGGCTTTACGCCTAAAGTATTAGCTACCTTCATTGGTAGAAATATGAGTGCAGAGCAGAAGCGTGAGGAGTATAAAAAGTTCAAGGAGTCCTTTACAGGCGCAGACGCAGATAACTTCATTGTCTCGTGGGTAAAGAAAGAAGAAGATGCTCCCGTTTTTAAACCACTTGATATATCCAATTTAGACAAGACCGTAGATGTCTTATCAAAACTTAATGATGCTAAAATACTCACAGCCCACAACGTTACTTCTCCTACTCTATTTGGTGTTATGGTTAGTGGTAAATTGGGAGGCACAGGTAACGAACTTGTTACGGCTTATCAAATATTTAGAGCGACTGAAACGCTGCCTAATAGAGAAATTCTTTTAGACTCTGTAAATAGAATCTTTGCTACTGTGGGTTACGACCAGATGAACCTTGCTGTTGTTGAAGAGCCTATTAACTTGGAGAGCATCAAGGGTGCTAACACTGAAGACTTATAATAATGGTTGACGTAATATTCATAGACGATAACTACCTGTACCAAAACTTCCCTTTGCCGAAGCGTATGGACAGAGGTGCTTTATTGGCATTAATCCAATTGGAGCAATTCACCTCAATACAAGACCTTTTAGGTACTTGCTTATACGAAGACATTGAGGCTAAAGTATTGGCAGAGACATTAAATGTTTCCGAGCAAGGGTTGTTTAAGTTGGTGAAGTACACGTTAGCTATGTATTCAGCAAAGGCTGCTATATCTATATTAAGAACGGCCACTGCAACGACCAAAGCGGAGGAGCAGAAGCAAGACCAATACATCCTTGACACTATATCTACTACTGTTGATAGTAAACTATCTTACATCAACAAACGTATCACTAACTATATCCTTGACAATGAGGCAATTAAAGCAATCGCTACTGCCGATGGTTGTAACAATGACTTGTTTGATGAGGAAGATACCTACCAAGGTGATGTGTTCTACCCTCAAGATGGTATTATATATAAATCCTGCGAAGACGGAGGAGTAAGCTACAACCCCTAATGGACACTACAGATATCAAAGTATTACTTCTCAACACCTCTACGATGGCGATATCATTCTCCAACTTGGAGAACACGCTAAAGATATTATTGCTTTTAGCATCCATAGGTTACACTGCACAGAAGTGGTACTTTATGAATAAGCGACAAAAAAAGAGGTAGACTAACGCCTACCCCTTCTTGTTGCAAGCACCCTTACAGGTACATTCTACAGGTGCGTTCTCGCACCAACTTACTTTACCTTTGTTCTTTTTCGTATTCTTGTTTTGATATGTATTTGAGGCTGTATTTGTTTTTCTTTTTGCCATTTATCATATTTCCACAGTAAGGACCACTTATACCATAATGTTTAGCTGCGTGATTCCTTGATTTAAAATAAAGATTATCTACTTCGGAATAAACAGGTTTCATACTTGCTCTTCCATCAGCATTTGGGTTTCTGCTACCTTTAATTGCGTTTGATATATTTTGTCTGTGTCTTTTAGTAAGACGCATTCCTTTAAAGTGACCTCCTCCTGATGCATTATTTATTAAATTATAAGAGTTACAATCTTGTTGAGCGTTAAGATATTCAAGTATCGTTTCTTCGTACAGTCTGTAATGCTCACCTATATAAAGTGTTTCTCTAAAGAAACTTTCTTTTCTTTTTTTATAAGCATTTAAAAAGTAAGTACCGCTCCCTATATATCCGTCATTAACATTCCCTTTATGACTGCCTATATAGTACATATCATTAGAAGTGTCATACCATTTATATACAAAGCCTGTATCCATTACTTTATTTTAGTTCTTTTATCAACTGAACGAACAGCAAAATACCCGCCTATCACTGTTACGCTTACCAGCTCCCATAATCCAATCCATCTCTCGTTAACACTACTAATACCAAAGCCTTCAAAGAAGGTCATAAGCACCAGAAATATCATAACGGTTGCAAGGGTTAATGGTCTAACGTTCTTACTCAACCAAGAATCGGTAAGGCTATCAGCCTGCCAACGCTTGGTGATTTCTTCTTCTATGCTTTGACGCACAGCTTCTTTCTCTTCGGGTGTAGATACAAATCTATCTACCACATTGGCAACTGCTTCCACAGCTTCCTTCGCACCCCCTGTAAATAGTTTGGTTATTGGATTTCCCATAATTAGCTACCACACGCTTCACACTCTGGATTATCAATGGAGCATTGAGCGTTATTGTTTTTCTCGTCATTAGTCATTTCGTCTACGAAGTCAGCGAACGAATCGCTTACATCAAAATCATTTTTCATATAATATATATCTTTAAAATTCAATACGTCCAAATCACATCTTCACTTTTGCTTGGGTCATCATCAACGTGTATAAAGTTCTTTGCTACACCGATGCGATTAAACCCTACTTGGAGAAGAGAGTTAATAATTAGATATTTTTGTGTTGATGTGGGTGCGTAGATATCTACTGCGTGTCCATTTGTGTGGCTGCTTGACGGTACGCCACCTACCTTTGCGTTATGAGCAGGGCTTCTGTACCCGCTTGTAATTTTAAACCCTATAGCTGCAAGCTCACGAGCTTTAGATAGTTTGTTTAGAAATGCTACATCCATATTCGTATAGCTCCCTCTTTCATCGGGTGAGTCAAACTCGCTATACTCAAAGAACATATGGAATGCTCTTGTTAATCCTTCCATTACTTTACTTTTTTAATTTCCGATGTCCACGATGTGTAACATACTGCTAATCGCTGGGATGTTTCTGGGTATTCATCCATCATTGATTCGTTACTCATACATCTATTTGTGAACTCTGGTCTTGTTTCCTTTAGATTCGGAACTGGTATCGGCATTGTCGTTAATATTAGAGTTAGAAAAAAGAGGCTCGTCCCAATAAAGGAAGAGCCAACCACTGTTATAATTTACATTTTTCTCTTTACTCATTAACTAACTTTCTATACGATAGCTCTGCTATGAAAGATGTATAAATGGCGTATAAGGGATTAACTTGAAGGTAAGCATACAAGAGTAGGCTACACCAGAATGAGAGGCACAGAACGCAGTTAAATGGCTTAAACGGCAATACTCTTTCCATTACCCACCCGTAAGGTTCAAAAATAAATAGGAATGCAAACATCAATCCTACAGAACTTACTAAAATCCAATCGTTATAAATCTCCATCATTACAATTTTTCACTTAAATAATTATCTTTTGTATAGCGCACTAATCTAATTTTCTTTTCTCCATCTTCTATAGACACTATATATCCTTTGATATTGTGTCCATAAACATCACTATGGTTTAACGAAACTATTTTATTAGTCATCGTTGAGTATATAATACTAATAATAAGATTTGCAGCAGATTTACCACTTTGATAATAATGCAGAAATTTTTCACAAGTACGCATTACGGCAGAATCTATTAAGGCTTGCTTCAACTCCTTGTTTCCATCGGTTACAAAAGCTGAACCAGAAATCTCAACAGCACGCTGTAGAATAAACGCACCAAGTTCTTCTGTTAGATATCCTTGTTCTACAGATTTAAATGCTTCCTCCTCAATTAGAGCCTTGTCGTATCTCGGCATACTCTTCCTCTACTTTATTTAGTATGGTGACAATAATAGCAAGATAGTCAGAAAGCTCATCTGGTCTTATGCCAAGCTCAAATCCCAATCTAACCAATGTGACTGGCTCACCGAAGTATACCAACTCGTCAATGACTCTGTATATATCAAGTATGAGATTTGCTTCTGCATCTGTTAAATCTTCGTAATGTTCTTCAAACAACATATTAGTATGACGAGCGCAACCTATCAGCTTTCTCTGGGTCAAGCTCTGCTATTAGTTCAATGTATTCCCTTTCTCTTCTGTAGGCAGATTGAATCTCCTCTACTGTGGAGTCCATACCTATATTAGTAAACAGCTTTGCCATCTCATAGAGGTACAGGTCAATCCTGTTTCTAATTAATTTACAAGTCTGGTAGTTCTTCTCCATAGCATTTCAGTTTTACAACCTATTTGATTTTTTAATATTATCTTCTGCCCACAAAGGCTGAAGGTTTGTGTAGTGGCAGGCTTTTAACTGTTCACTTCTCTTGCTTAAATCAAATTTTGATATTGGAATAATATGGTCTATGTGCCATTCCCCGTAATTATTCCAAGTCATATTTATACTAAACTTTGATTCAATATAATGCTTAAAAAATTCTATTGAGCATCCTATATCCTTTACGGCAGATGCTTCTTTTGAATTATTTTTAATAGCAGAATACAACCGAGAGCGCAAGGCTCTTTTGATTCTGTAGTTTATATCGTTAGATTGTCTTTCTTTATGAAGTTCTTTTCTTCTTTCATTATAAGACAATGAATATTCTTTAATCTTTTTTTGTCGCTGTTCTTTATTTTTATGATACCAGTCTCTTCTTCTTGCTCTTTCTGAATCATTATTTCTACAGCTTTTGCAGTTTGCCCTTGTACCGAACTTTCCTTTCTTATCTTTATGGAAATCTGTAACTGGCTTTGAAATAAAGCAAGAGCTACACTTCTTTATATCCATATAGTTTTAGTTTTACTTTGAAAATATCTTTTGGTAAATCCTCTTGAACCTCAATAGAAAGCTTTTTGAAGTATTTTTTATTATCGTCTTCAACCCAGTTGCGATGACGGAGATAATCAGCCGTAAATTTAATAGCGAGAATGCAATTGTCAGTATCATACCGAGAATTATGGAGAACGTGTATGCTGAAAGTTTCCGCAGTAAACTCATCATACGCCTCAAATGCTTTATCAAGTTCTTCAAAGTATTGTTTTTTATATTTCTGCCTAACACTAAAATGTCTTCCAGCATAAAACTGATTTAAGCTTGGGGGTTTAGGTAAGTTAAGGTCTATCTCAATACTTGATTTCATAGTCTACTATATCAATTACATCAGAGAGTTTTATGTAAGTAAATACATCTTGCCTATTATAGCGGCCTATCCACTTATACAAACCTTCTTCTATAGGAATCCTATTTTTCCTTAACGGCTCTGTATACTTCTCACAAAGGTTTATCACCTTATTTCGTAGTACATTTTTATTGAAAACTAAAAACCTTTCTGGAAACTGAAAGGCTATATACTCTGCTTGAGAGTCTTTTGAACACCAACCTGCACCTCCGTACACGTTAATCATTTCTATAAGTAGATAACCAAGTTTCTGGGTTTTCTTGAGTCCTTTTACATCTACTTTTTTACCCTCCCAATGGAAGTCAATATGCTTTTTATCTTCAGCGGCTTCTGATTTTATTGCCGATGTTATCTCCTTGAACAAGGCTTCGCCATCAAGACCAATCTTTAGCGAGTGTTGTAATCTGTTTTTATTTAGCTTTAAGCTTTTATCAAGGTAGTTTTCTAAACTCATTATTGTTGTGTATGGCAATCTTTAACAGGATAAGATATCCTATTAGGTCTTGCACGGTATCTTCGGTGGCATCGGTAATGCCCCTTGATTTGATACGCATAAGCTTATCGTCTATACGAGCGCATAGGCTATCCACAGCGTTTCCCTTTGAGAAGATACCTACGGGGTAAAGGGCTGAATCCCCGTAGGCAGCATTCTTCTCAAGGAGCAGGTCTGTTACCTCCTGCGATGTCTTTATAATTAAGTCTTTTGTACTAATCATTTGATACTAATATAGTTAATTATTGGGTAAGTTCTACCTCAAACTTATAAATTTTTTGTATACCCTTTGTTTCAATGACCATTCTACCGTTAGAAGGGTTAAGAAATATATAGTTCTCGGAATTCCCAGTGTAGTCCGTTACATCCACTTTGAACTCCTTACCATTAATTAGCATCTTGTTCCACTCTAAAACTTCAACCTCCTTTGCGGAGGCTATGTTAAACTTTAGGTAGGCACGAATCATCTCGCACCAACTCTTTCTATATGCTTCTGACCAACTTTTCAAAATTCTAATTCCTCTTGTGAAGGTGTAGGCAATGCTACTTCTTCTGGTTCGTAATCGGGGTTCTGATAAGCGTACATAGGATTGCCCTGCTTATCAACCTCATAGTATCTATTCTTAACCTTGTCGTAGTACATTGTTATCTTTCCTAACCTACCTACGATTTTAGGTTTAGCCTTAACAACTGTAATCTCAACTTGATTAGGTTCATAAGGTACGCCATCTAAATCCTCTAATCCAAATGGACATCGCCATATATTTATAACCATCATACCCTTACGGCTCCATTGCATACCACCTGCTATATCATTCATAGTAGGTTTATCTATATATGCTATACCACTACGATATTTAGGTTGTTGGTGTTTAGTGTGTACGGTAAGTAGTGTGTGGTAATTGTTATCCGCACTATGCTTTCTGACTTTTGTAAGCACTTGACCAATAGCAATGTCATCACGAACACCTACGCTTATATCTGTTTTAATCTCTGTAAACGGGTCTATGAGACAGCCCTGTATCTTAACCCCAAAATCTTCTTCTATGTTTGTTACACAGTTGTAGAAACCTTCTACGGTAAGGTCTTGCAGACCACTATCTATAATATAGAAGTGTTCATTTATAAACTCAATAGCCCTTTGGCTCTCTTCATCTGTAGCCATAACCTTATCATTGACAAGGAACGGCTTACGCAGGTACACCCATAGGAACTCTGCGAATACTTCTGTTGGTGAACCTGTTTCGGGGGAGTATACAGCCCACTTCCAACCAGAGTATTGGGATAGGTTCATCATCATTTCAAATGCAAACTGCGACTTCCCTTGATGCGCCCCTGCATATATATAAGTGGTACTACCCAACTTCATTGAATACTTATCAAACAGAGAACTAAACCCTGTCCAAGCACCTTTTGTTACTCCGTTCTCGCGGAGTTCTGTTAGAGAATCTTTTAACTCTTCAGCCCTATAGATAAAATCTCTCGTTGTCATTCGCCAAATTCTTTAATGTAATCTTCTTCTTTATGTGAAAAGCTATTACTTATTTCCTTACGATAGAACTCTTCTATGATATGAAAATCGTAAACGCTTTTACCTGTTGCTCCTACAAACGACATCATCTTTGCTATCATTATAGGATTTCTGTTTATGTGGTCTATTGACTTTGCTCTGGTTACAAACTGAAAGGGTCTGTCCTTTGTACCGAAGTACATATTTGTGTACCCGTTTCCACGCTTCTTTTTCCAAGTAAGCCTAACCCCTAAATCATAGATTACTTGGCCATCGCCTTCTTCATTATTCTGCATCTCCTATATTATTTAATGTCCCACAATCACATATATGCAACTGATTGAATCCGATTACTATTGGTATCTGTTTATCACATCCACCACAAAAGTATTTATCGCTCATATTATTAATGGTTTTAGTTTAGTGTTCTCAATCTCATACAATGGTGCTTTATTTATAAAGTAGCTACCATCGTCTCTGTATCTCTTATCTCCCTTTTCGTAGAAGTTGGACTCGGTAAGTAGTGTCTCCTTATCGGTGTATCCACATATCCAGAAGGTATTTGTAGACTTGTTTATGCTGCAAAATATATATAGTTCACAGTCAAAATCCTTTTGATAACCAACGAAGTTGTTGACGTAGTGGGGTTTAGGGTCAACACGTCTGCCCATTGTCTTTACATCCGCTTTACGCCCCATAAAGATGAGGTCGTGTCCGCCATCAAATCCATCTTCAAACTTTGGCGGCAAGTCATTTAGGATACGAAACATATTCTCTCCTAACAAACCTACAAACTGCTCTGCTTTAGAGCCATTAGCATCAAATCGGTGTCCCATAGAATGGTCTTGTAACCATTCCCAAGTCTTTTCTTTTAGTGATTTAGGTATATCGTATGAAGTCATTACATTATGATTAATCTCAACCTTCTTTGATACTTGCGTATCAGTAAGGCAGAGTTGGTTAATTGATTTTGTAAGTCATCGTCCCAACCAAATCTACTGGCGTGAAGAGAGAGGTTTACATTATCCAACATAAGCATCTCCAGATATTTTTCTACCTCGCGTATGTGTCTTCTCTTTCTGTTATAAGATTTAATCATACTCAATACCATACTCTGTTAAATCTCTTTCGCAAAGCTGAACTATGCGGTTGTACAACTCTGATTTGCCCTTTGTCTTTTTAGCATTGGCTATTGCGTAACTGCGAATATCGCTAATTACCCTTTTGCTTCCGCTTGTTCTCTTTGACTTGTAGTTTGTTTTCATAATTTATTATCCTTTCTCAATTTATAAATTAGGTAGCCGTTCCAAGCTAACACAAGTAAACAGGCTACAATATCCTCAAGTGTCATCCCTCTTTGGTGTTAAGGGTTATGCCATATCCTTGTAGACTTGAGTCCCTTTGTAACTCGTAGCCACCAAATCTACCTGCGTAGATTAAATAACCTATACACTTTTCTTTTTCAGAGTAATTCCTTATATCAAAAAAAGCAGGGGATACATTGATTTTTCCTTTGTGTCCACGAATATCTGCCTCTACTACGGCATCGTTTAATAGTTGAACTAATGTTTTCATTTCTCTTTTGTTTTTAAGGTTTTCATACAATAAGAATAAAAGTCTTTATCCTCAACTCCTTCAAGTTTCTTTTTCAATAATTCATTCATCTCTTTGAAACCATTCTCAAATGCTTTGTCAATGCGCCTCCAAAAAAGATAGTCTTGGATTTCCTTCACTACGATGAGTGATACAAATGCAATTGCGATAATTAGTAGTGTGACTTCAATCATTTCTCGTTTGTTGTTAAAGTAACTGCATAACCAAACTACCAACACCCCAAGATGCTACCACAATTAACCAAAACAAAGCCCATATCTTAAGTCCATAGCATATATAGCAGTCGGCTTCTTCGTAAAATTCTTTGGGAGTAAAAGCCTTGCCCGTCCAATAAGCACCTATTGCAAGTAGTGCTATTACAATGATTCCTATTATTATTTTCATCTCTCTTTGGTGTTAAAGGTTTGCGCCATAATTTGATTTTATGCGCCATTTATGCGCCACATCCCCATTTTACGCGCCACTTATGCGCCTATTTTTATATGCTTGCGCCTATAATTTGACTGATAAACCCATCATTATATGCTTAAACGCTCATTAATGACGCAAATAAGCGACATTCAGTCTGTTTAAATAAACATTATCGTTCTGTATCATCTTTGGTTTTAAAGGTCTCTTTCTACGTTTTGCCTTTCAACATACCTGCGCCACATATTAGCAGCCCAAGCCTTTCTCTGCATCTTGTTAGGGTACACCCTTCTTAACCTCGCATTTGCTATGCGTAGGAACTGATTCATCTTATTCATAGTAATTGATTTTGGAGGGGAGGGGGGAATTGAACCCCCCTTTTATAACCTACTCCCCAGTAAAGCTATTTCCTTTTCCCCTTTAACGTTTTAGAACAAGTCGTCATCTTGTGCATTAGTTGCAGCAGCTCCTTTGAACTCCATCGTAGGAATCTCTGCATAAAAACCACCGTCTTTTTTAGACTTGAGGTCAATGTTTACCCAACCTCTATCGTTGAGGTTAGCCTTTAGTGTTTCAAGGTCTGAAGCTTTCAGCCCAAGATTGATAATCTGTCCGTACTTCGTGGTCTTTACACGCGTACTTCCTACAAATTTCTTTTCAGTCATCTTAATAGATATTTAGTTAATAAAAAGAATTACTCTACGACCAGTTTGGAGAGGTGGTCTACTCTTTGTTTCATTCTACTTATCTCAATTTCCACATCTGATAAGCGTTGTTCAACGCCATTGTCGCTGCTGTGGACTTGCTCTATCGCATTTGTCAAACGATTGTACATACCCTCATAGTCTGGATTTTTTTGAAGGTACTCGTTATGGTTTGCCGTGCAGTAGTTAGCTGCCATCTCTGCTGTAATCTTCAATACACTTGCGATGTTCTTCATCGTGTAATGTGAATCACGGAGGACTCTTGCTATCAACGCTCTGGTTCTCACTACGATAGGAAACCTACGACCAGTGTAGAAATGCTCTTTATCTACTCCTGTTACGTCTACTGCATTGAGTACCACCATCTTTTCAAAGTGGTTACAGTTCTCCAACCATTGCGCTGTAAGGTCTGAATTGCTCATTTAAAAATCTTTTTTCGTAAACATTAATACTTGTATTCAACTCTACTTCTCCCCAGTGTAGGAAGTCATCAGAGGCTTTAAATATACCCACCTCATATGGGAATACCTTTTCCACTACGAGGAAATAGAAATCGTCCATTCCAAAGATAGTCTTGTAGAGGTATGCTTGTTGATTGTACAGCATAAATCTCGCTGACTTCTTAAAATCCTCAAGTGATTTAGCGGTGGTCTTTAGGTCTACGATATAGTTCTTCTCGCCATCAAAGACTATTGCATCAGCTTTACCTTTTACTGCAATCTCGTTTCCGCTTTCCGTTACAAATGTTTTTATACCTGCAACTTCGGGCTTGGCTTCTATGCCCATAATATCGTTTACCTCTGGAACTTTAAGCAGCTTATCGTACATACCATAGACTAAATCATAATCCTTTTCGGGCAGCACAAGTTTGCCTTCGTGTTCCATCTTAAACTCTTTATAGGCGTTGCCTCTACGAGTTCCTTCCCATCGTACAGCTACTTCTTTATCCTCAAGGAATAGAGCGTGTAGTGCAGTACCTACATCAAAGAATGAGGTAGAAGGGTAACTCCACTTACCTTGCTTCCAAAGGTGGAACTTTGTTGGTGATTGGCGCAGGAGTTTGAAGGCACTATTGGACATATAAGATTTGTCCGAGTAGTACGCTTCATCGTCCTTGAATCTTTCTAAATCAGTCATTACGCAAGAATCTCATTACGCTGTGCTGCTGTTAGCTCGTACTTATCCAGTGCTTTAACTACTGCATCTTTCTTACCATCTTTAACAGCCTTAACCATCTTTGATTTGATTTCATCAGTAAGTTCTAATAGACTCACTTTAGCAGTTGCCTTAACCGCAGCTTTAGGTTTACTTCCTTGTTTTGAGATAGCCATTGAAACCTCGTTTGAACTCGCAATAGAAGTATCAATCCCAATACCAAGATTAGCCAATGCACGGCCCCAAGCACTTGTTTCACAGTTTTCCACATAGCTTGTTTTGTTTATGTAGCTACTGGACTTATCCTCTTGAGCAAAACCTGTGGCTACTATATCTCCTTTATCGTTGAGTACAGAAGCCTTGATTACACAAGATACTTCATCTAAATGATATACATCAGAGGTCAGAGACCACCCTTCGTATTGTCCGCTTTCACGGAAGTATTTGATTCTTTGATTGACCTCAACATATTCTTTTCCTTTGATGTTGGTGGTCTTAAACTGATAACGACTCATATATAAACTTTAATTAGTTACTAAAATTGTTTGAAGGGGGAGCAGTGCGAAGCACTTACAAACCAAAACCAATAGAAAAACTCCCCCTCCTACTTAAACAATGTAAACAAAAGTACAACTTTGTCTATTCAAATATAGATAAAATTATATAACAACTACCACGCAACACCAGAAATTTTTGTTTTTAATGCAGAAATCTCACTATTAACTTGCTTTGACTGCTTCTTTAGAGATTCATTCTCAAGGGCTAATCGGTTGTTAGTGCTTATCAACTCTCTGTTTTGTCTTGCCAATTTCATAAGGCGTTCCCGTACAGCCTTGTTACGCTCCATAAACTCATCGTAGGTGTGTTCCTCCAGTAAGCTATAAGGCAGCATCGTCTTGGCTACGATATTGTCTATCTGATAGTACACAGATTTGTAGTCCCTATCAAATTTGTAATTCATCTCGTGTTGTTTACAAGCGTGGATTACTGTGGCGTGGTCTTTACCTAATACCGTTCCGATAGCATCAAGAGACATCGTAGAGTATTTACGCATCGCTACTAAAAAGCTATGTCGGTGTATGACATACTCACGCTTTCTTGATTTCAATGGTATCTTTTTATGCTTTGTGATTTTAGCCCACACATCTGCGGCTAACTTCTTTTGCGATAGGTCTAAAAAATCTTTCTCTTTCATAGCGTACTCCTGTATAAATACCCTTATATCAGTAGGGTATATTAGTATTCTTCTATTATATTTCTAATATAGAATATATCTTAAAGATATATTCTTATATATTACTATTATATTACTTCTAATAGATATATATTACTAATATAAGTAATATATTACTACGGGTGTTTAGGAAATTAAATCCCCAGTGGGTAGTCCTCATCATCTGGGGTAATTATATCCCAAGAGATTTCATTTAAGGTATCTGCGGAGGCGTTTAAGCCACCTTCTATCCACTTATAGTATTGGTAGTCGTCATCAACGAATAAGCCTCTTAAATCCGTTGTATCATAAATCACTCTCATAACGCTTTAATATGTTGGTTAATCTTTCTACTTCTGTTTTATAGTCCTCACGCTGTGCGATAACCATTCTGTGTTTCTCTCTCGCTTTGTCTATCTTCCCCAATAATTCAGAGATTTCCGTTATGCGGCTTTCATAAGCGTAATAGAACCTATCTAATGAACCAATCAACTTGGCTACCTCTCTGCTGTCCTCCAAGAGTTTAGCTATCTCAATAAACTCGTTAATGATATAGCCCAACTCTTTAAGGTCGTTAGCAAATAATAATCTGTGTAGGTTATCTGACATCTATCCGATTTCTTCTATCTCTTTCTGTACGTTGGTATACTCTTCAAAGTCAATGCTCTTAACTTCAACATCTGTAAACTCTCCGTCCCAAACGTAATCTATGACGAGGTCTTTCAATGGAACACTGGTTCTCTCATTCATATTAATTTTTACCTTGATGGTAGCCTCTACATAAATGTCGGCTGTCTCTACTTCATAATAACTTCTATCGCTCATCTTTATATAATGTTTGTTGAATAAAATCTTTAACGCCCTCTGCATCTGTATCTAACAGGTAGTAACCGAGTATATCTGCAAATAGATTATCGTCTACCTTATCGTAGTTCCAAGCGCATACAATGGCTATATCTACCTTGCTCACAACGCCACGTCCATCGTTGCGCCTCCAAGACTTTAGAACCTTTTTAAATTCTTCTACTGTCCACATATCAAACTAACTTACGGATTAGACCAAAGGCTTTAAGCTGCTTAACAGAGTCTGGAATTATCTGCATATAACGCTTACGGTTGATATCATAGATAGTCCAATTTTCTGCCTTGTTGCAGTTCACTCCTCCTTTAACGTGCTTGGCTACACCAAACCTCCCATTAAACTTACTCACTGTTCCGTCCTTCTTTGTGAACTCACCACCGAAGATTACTCCTGTGGATTTTAATTCACTCACGATACGCGATAATGATTCTTTGTCTGTAAGGACAACGGTGTTGTCTCCTTCTTGATAGATTGAATTGCTCATTTTATAACTCTTTAGCATTATTAATTCCTTCCCAGATACTCTCCCACGCTCCCTCGTAAGCTGTAAAGGTCTTTAAGACCTCGTTGGTACTTCCGTGATACACGGTAATGGTTGCACCTCTTAAATCAATTCTAATTGATGCCGCGCCTTTCTCTTTAGTTCTCATATCATTTTGGTTTTAGTGATTGAACACTTCAAATGTAATGAACATATTTGTTAATATCCTAATTTATACAAAATAAATACTGAAAAAACTTTTACATTAATTCTGGAAGCCCCAATTCCACAGGGATTTCCGTTACAGAAAAAGTCCCCAATTTTTTGACGAGTTCGCGTTTCCAAGTAAAACGAGTACCTTTTATCCGCCCAACCGCGTGTAACGGTTTGACCTTGATTTTGCGATTTTTCCCGAAATCGTGGCCCGTCTCAAGTGAGACACTCGCCAAAATTTGGGCAAAAGTTGAGGGTCTGAATCCAATAAACCCCAAAAAGTAAGGCCCAAAAAGTCCTTTAATGCTTTAAGAAAAACAGCCCTTTAGCCCAGTGTTTATAGGGGTTCTATTTTGTGAAAATTGATAAAAGGGTAGTGCATAAATGAAAATGACCTTCAGCCCAGTCATAGCGCGGCTTAACATTAAAGGTCAAAATGGGTCTTTATCCGAGTTTGTAACCACCAAATTTAAAACAATCTTTTTTATACTCAATTTTGCTATTATTTGCAATAATTCAATAGGTAAAAAGTACCAGCCACCAAATAAAAAGTAAGTGTTTTTACTCAATCTTTAAAAAGGTGTAAATTTGTTGTAACTCACTGAAAAACAATGCTTTAGCACCTGTTTATCTATGCTTATATATAAAGGACTGCTTTTTTATTGGGCAAATTGTCGTATAATAGAGGTATAGAAACCAGCCACCGAAAAGGGGCGCAAACTTAAAACAAATGGAAAACGCAAAACAAATCTTTGAAGCATTGGAAACAATCGCAGCAGCAAGCAAAACAAACCAGAAACTAAACTTTTATATTAAAGGTTCAAAGTTTGAGTTTCACGTTAGCTATATTGAAGCAGATGAAAAAATAGGAAACGATGAATATATAATATCTTCGGTAGGCAAGTGGGGCGAGTCAATGAACGTTGAAAAAATAACGGGGAAAGCTATGAGCCTATACACATATAATATGTTTGGAAAGAAAGTAACGGAAAAAGTCCTTTTTGAAAACATAACTTTAGAAAATAAATAATAACCAGCCCCCGCAAGGGGGCACAATACCTTAAACAATGAGAAAGTATTTAGGATTTGGCCAGTATAGCCCAGTAGAAAAAGTTGAGATTTATACAACAGCGCAACACCTTGAAAGCGTTGAAGAATACCCAACGCGCAGAAAGCGCATTAACTCAATTAAAAGAGGAATTGAACACACTGAACACGCGACCGAAACAATCGCGCGCCAGTTAACAACCTCTAACCACTTTGCCTATTTTCAAGCGGATAAGTATACGACCCTTGATTTATACGATTTAGAAAGAGATTTAAAAAACCAGCGCGAAGCGTTGACAATTTTAGAAGCAACAAAATGAAAAAAGCAATTTACAAAACCCTTGAAAGGTTCAACGATGACAACAGCGGCACAATTGAAGCCCTTGTATTATTAATTTTACTAACTACAGCGGCTGCAGCCCTTGTGAAATAATTTAAACAAATGGAAACAATCAAAGTATCTAAAAAGCACCAAGCCACACAGATAACAATAAAAACAAGCCACCGAAAAGAGAAACACTTTTCAAAGGGTCTAACTACATTGGGCATTCAAGGCGGTGAAATTCGCGAGTTAATAACAACCCGCATCTACTGGACAAAGGGCGGAACCTGTACAGCGTGCGTCTGGCTGCACTCAATGACCCACGACAGCTCAAGCGGGAAAAGCCCTGCAAATAGTGGCGGATATTGCAAGGAATCAAGCGCAGTGGCTGAAGCCCTCGCAAATTTAGGTTTTGAGTTTAACGAGCGTATAAGCGGTGGCGTAGGAATGCGAACAATAGAAGAAGCACTAAACGCAGTGGGGCAATATATATCGGGAGCCAAAGCAGTAAAAACAATAACTCAACACGGGTAAAAATGAAACTAAAAGCAAATTTTGACGGCAGCCTATACATTGAGACGAAATTAGGCCACGAACGCCCGCACGTTATACACTGCAGTGAATCGCTGTATGAAATCAAGCAAGACAGCGCAGAGCCTTATTTAGTCGCGGAGGAAGCGGGTAATTTTGCAAGGTTGCACCTGCTTACCAGTTGGAGCGAAGACGAAGCACTTCAAGACGTTGCAACCTATTTGCAAGAAGAGGAAGAAACAGAAGAGCCGCACTTAATCGCAGTATTTAAACTAAACTTTTGAAACGATGAAAAACAAAAAACAAATAACCCTAAACAATTTAAAAGAGGCGTATAAAAACAACCTTTTAACATTGGGCCGCCATAGCTTACAAGCTTACCAAGACTTAAAAAGTAAGTATAACGAAACACCGCCCGAAGATTGGGAGCGGGTAAGTATTGAAGCCGTTGAAACTTTTGACCATTTGCGCAGCTTATTAACACGGGCCGAATATCTGGAAAGGCGGAGCGATATAAACAACGTGTTAGAGTCTGAAAACATAGATATTAAACTGGAACGCCACCAATACGCGCCAGAGATGAACAAAGCATATTTTTATCGTAAGCAATACAAAACGCTTATAAGTTTAGGCAATGTATCAACACCTAAAGCGACCACAATAGGCGAAGCAGTGGAAGCCCTCACAGGTACACAGCTCAAAAATCTTTGTTTATATGTTTGATGCACTCACAACAAAGGCGGCAAAGGTGCAAACGTCCCCAAAAGGGCGGCACTATATCAAAGCAGGGGCACGCGTATACCTGCCAACGCTGAACAATTACAGCAGCTTAAAAGACGGAAAAACGTATATTTTCAACGAGGATAAAAGCAAAGTTAAACGACTGCTTAACTGGATATAAAACCAGAAGAGGAACTACTAAAGGGCTGCACAATGTGCGGCCTTTTTTTATGCGCTGTAGTTAATAAGGGGGAAAGTTAATAGGGCTATAACGGCCAGAGGTTACGCCCCCCGCCAACCTTTACGCAATACGGGGCGCAAAAAGAGGGTTTCAATCGTTCAAGGGGTATTAAAAGGGTACGGGTAGGACTGACCGACAAGGGAAGGGGAAGTATATACTTACACCTAACTCCCTGCGGGGAAAATGGGGGGCGGGGAGTTGCTATATGCTCACATCTATTACATCCCCTCTAACAGACTTAAACACCTTCTACTATACATTGGTATCACTTCATACAGAAATGCTCTTAAACATCTTCTAAACACCCTTAAAAGAGCTATAGGCATTAGCCATTGCTGAAGGGAAATACATCTATGCCAATACATAGGGTAGCATTATATCCTATGGGTATATGTAGTAGTATACTAATATAGTAGACCTCTTTATTAGAGGTCTACTAATATATTAGTAATATATACAAGTAATATATTAGTATACTACGCGTGAGAAAATAATATGCTTAATGAATTGAAATATCATTCACTAATTGTATATTAGTGTAAACGATAAGATTGTTATGACACAGAAAGAATTGATGTTAGCTTTAGCAGGTGGTGGTCTACCCAAGAATGATATAAAGAAGGAGATGTTTAGCTTCTATAATTCTATGGTGGGTAAGAGCAAGTATTTTAGTAAGCAGGAGAATCCAAAGACGGCTTGTGGCAGTTGCATCCAGAGGGTGAAGACTTCTATTTGGAAATGGTATCATAGTGATGAGACAGCACCAACCTATAGTGAGTTGGAGTTTATGGGAAGGTTGGGCGCACATAACATACCCTTATACAAAGTTGTGAAGTAATGGCAAGTGTTAGAGATGGTAATGGTAATGTAGTTAGGGGGCTTGGTTCAGAGCTTACCGATATGCAGGGTGAGTTTATTGATAAGGTAAAGAAGTATGGCTTTGAGGAGGCTGCAAAGATAGCTACCGAGATGAAGTATACGAACTACTACCGAGACAGGAGAACTATCGGCACAGCGTTCTATAATGAGCTTATGAAGATAGTAGCATCAGAGGGTATGCAGATAGAAGCAGCCAAGGGTTCTAACATTAGGGCTTTGATTAATATCAGAGACAAAGCACTGCGTGCGGGAGATGATAAAGCTGCTATGGAAGCTATAAAGATTCTCAACGATATGCAAGGGTATAAAGCACCTACGAAGGTGCATCAGACCAAGATAGATGTCAAGGCTACTATTGACCTTACGGCGAGTAGTGAAGATGATGATATGGACTATATTGATATTTAATGGAGATTAAGCTATACAACCCTACACAACCTCAAAAGGACTTCTTAAATATCATCTATGAGGATAAGCCTTTTATTACATTAGCGGCTATGGGTAGGCAGACAGGTAAGACCTATGCGATGATGAACGATGCTGTAATGCGGGCATTGAATAACAATAAGCATAGGATGTTCTGGGTATCGCCTATACAGGACCAAGCCAATAAGGTGATGAAGGACATAGAGAGTATGTTTAGTAACCACCAAGATTTGTTTAGTCAGATTATAACAAGGTTTGATAGGAAGCACAATGAGATATACTTCTACAACGGTAGTTTTATTAAGTTCCGTTCCTCTGAAGCGGGGGATAACCTTCGTGGTGCTACATTGGATTTTATCTATATTGATGAGGGTGCTTTTATCAAAGAGGCATTTATCAATGAGGTGTTGTTGCCTATGGTTACAAGGACTAACGGAAGGGTAGTAATGTCTTCTACTTTTAACGGTAAGAACTGGTATTGGGACTGGTATCAAAGGGGATTACAGGAAGAGGACTGGGGACAGATAAAGAGCATCAAAAGAACATACCTTGACTTAAATGACCAAAAGGTGGAGGAAACAGTGTTAGGGATTAGGAAGTCTATGACTAAAGCACAGTTTGACCAAGAGTTTCTATGTAGACCTGTGAGTGCTGATGCGTTATTCTCCAATATTGAGGAAGCTGTTGTTAAGAAGGTGACAGAGCAGTACGATAGACTTTACATAGGAATGGATATTGGTGTGGCGCAGGATTATACTGTGCTTACTGCGATGACTCAAGACTACGAGGTTATAGATGTTGATAGGTTCAACTTCAAGGAACAGGGTATGGACTCTACGGATTTTAAACAACGCATTAAGGACTTTTACCTTAAACACTTTGATAACCTCGCAGCGGCATACTTTGAAGTCAATAACAACGATTTACTCTTTGATGAGATTACGGATGACGATAGGATGTATAAACTTATACCCTTTCAGACCACAAGTAAGAGTAAGCCAGAGATTATAAGGAATTTAATTAAGCTGTTTGAGGATGGTAAGATTAAAATACCAGAATACGATGTATTGGTAAAAGAATTGTACGATTACAAGAGTAAGAGAAACCCAATAACAGGAAACTTGCAGTTCTCTAACACCGATGGTAAGCACGATGACTGTGTAATGAGTTTAGCTATTGCCGCTTATTGCGCTACCGAAGAGCAGGACGGAGGTATAACAATGTTTTTGTAATGGATTTTAAGAACCATATAGAGCTTATAAAGCATCTAAAGAAATCCGATGACATCATAGCATTCTTGGATAATTTTAGAGGCGTAGAGAAGCTTAAAGTATCTCGTTCTATAAAAGAGGATTATCCTTTGAAGCCTAAAAATACTATTTCGCAAGAAATGAAAGACAGGTTTAGCATATGCACTTCCATAAACGACCTTGTATTAGGACAGTTTATAATGATTGAGCAGATAATCACAGGTAAAACAAGTTTGCAAGAGTATCAAATAGATTTAGAGATATTCAAACTAATACTACGTCCTAAACACCACACCGCTTTTGATAACGAAAATCCAGAGGATGAGAAAAACAATGAGTATAAAATACTAAATACAGAAACTTTAGACCTCTATGGTGCTATGAATCTATTCTTGGAGGACAGAAACAAGGTATTGTTCAAGGACTTTGCAGGGGTATTCTACGATTTAAAAGAAGATGACGAAGAGCAAGAGGAAGAAGAGCAAGGAGAGAAGACTTCGGAGATGCTTTTTCAAAGTCAGTGGTATTGGTACTCTATAGTGCGAATGTTAGCACAAGAAGATATCAGAAGGTATGCAGAGATATATATGCTCCCTATGGGAAGCGTGCTACCCGAAATGTCATACCTCGCGCAGAAGAATAAGATAGATGATGCGAACAGAAGACAATCAGAGGCACTCCGTAAATTGTAAATTAAGAAAAGACCGCTGTGAACGATTTAACCACTATATACGAGTTGTTTGAGCAATTTGGAACTAATCATTCTATGGTTAGCGAATTTAAGCTGCTCAACTCATTAGACGATTTAGAGAATATACAAATCAATCATAGAGGATTGTTCATCGCATTAGAGGATGCTAACATCTCAAGAGATGGCGGCAATCCTATATACGATGTTAACTTCAATATAGTGATTGTAGACAAGGTAGCTGTAGACCAACCTTTGTCACTTATAAACTCTAATCAAGAGAATTTATTCGTGATGGGTCAGTTACAAGATTACTTCATACAAAACCTTGATGGTGAGCAAAGCTTCCAAGAAGTTAGTATGAGAGGCTTCTCTTCAGAAGACTACAACATAACAGCTTCAGTTAGTAATGCGACATTCGTTGTAGGAAGAAACCCGTACTTGAGAGGCATTGACATTTAATGGCTGTTAATGTAAATAGAATGAAAAACCCCCGTGCCGCTAAACAACAGCAGCAAGGGTCTTTGCGTTTTTACATACAACAGGAGCTTGCAAAAGCAAAGGTTATAAAGAAATTAAAAATGAATCTTACGGGTACTGCCATAGACGGCAACCCATATATTCATAAGGCTACTGGTAAACTTGAGAAAAGTATAAAGCCTAATACAGACGGTCAAAAGATTTGGGGGAAAAACATTACCTCAAAGATAAAGGTTGATGCTTATTTAGGTTTGGGTATCGGTATTGAACAGGTTTCTGTTCGCATTGATATGGCAGAGTATGGTGATACCCTTGATAAAGGTGGTAAGCCAGATGTGGTTAATCAGAACGATATATACAGATGGGTATTAGCCAAGGCGAATAGATACCCTACAGGTCAGTGGTTCTATAGAGGGGGTAACATAAGTGGAGGCGAGATGACATCCTATGCTGCTTGGAACATATCATACCACGTTACAAAAAAGATTAGTTCAGTTGGAGTTAGAGAAACGGGTTGGTTAGGTTTCCTTAAAGGGAAGAATGGACTTAATGGGGCTTTGCAAAGAGCCTTCACCCGTTATTTAAATGATTACGATGATTACACCTATGGAACGGTAATCAATAAGTTAGATAAAATGTTAAGCAAGCTATAAAATGGCAGAACAAAGTAATAGAATACAGTTTCTA